ATTATACATATTGGTATTTTAATAATCCTGATGAAGCTCTATTGTATGCTTTAAATGATAAAACGTATAATTATAGAGGTTACTATGATAAGTATCCTAAAGGAAAAGGAAACGCAATAGACCATTGGACAGATGAATTCAAAACTGTATATCATCCTACTTTTAGTAATGAAAGCAAATATAGTGGAAAAGTAGATTCTAATTTTAATCCTAATGGTTTTACTGGAGGTATGTGGTTAAACGATATTTATATTCCACCTAAATATCAATCTACTAGTAAACTTAAATTTGAAAATGGAGGCAGACTTCAATTTAGAGGTGGAGGAAAGAAACCTATAACTACAGGAGGTGCTGGGTATATTCCTAATAATTTAATAAATGGCATAAAATTTAATCCCAAAAAAGTATATAATAGAGTTCCCGGAGATTCTTGGTATAATTTTATTAATGAAAACAGGTTATATAACGATGGAACAGCAGATGCTATAGGCGGAGTAAAAAATTATTTGTTCAATGATGACGATTATGTTGAAAAAAGATTGGCTAGATATACTCCATATAAAAATATTACTTATAGGGAAGCAGATGAAGCTGGAAATAAAGTTTCAGAAGAAATAAGAAAAGTTCGTTCAAGAATTAATAAACTGCCTGAAAGAAAACGAAAATATTTAGAAAAACTTCAAGATAAAGCAGATGCTCTCACTGTTTTACAGCATGAGGATGCAAAAGATGTGTACTTAGGTATGCCTCAAAGAACAGGTACTTTAAAACCAGCAGAGTATTTTCCAACACAAGGTGTTCTTAATAATGGAATGTATGTTACATATATGCGGGAACCGTCTTTTATAGAAGATGTGATAATTCCTACATATAATAATTATCAAACAAGAAAAGTTAATAAAGAAGGTAAAAAACTATTAGGAGAAGTTATCTCATTTCCTAAAAATGTTTCTAATGTTCACACAATAACTCCAAAAGGTAATGCCGTTGTAACTCTCCCATTTTTAAGTAATGCTACAATGTCTAAAGGATATGACAAAAAAGGAGAATATGTAAGTATATTTGATACATGGGATTATAATACAGATTTATTTGCTACTCCAGGAGATAATGTTGGCAGTAGTATAAAAGGAAAACCTTTTGATATATATGATAGATATTATTTAGATGATATATATGGTGTGAAAGAACCTACTCATGCTAAATATCTTCCTGAAATTACAGTAGAAGCTAAACGTAAAAAGAAATCTTATGGTGGCACAATTCATATAGCTCCTTCTAAGAAAGGTACTTTTACTGCTGCTGCATCTAAACATGGTATGGGAGTTTAAGAATTTGCTAATAGAGTTCTTGCTAATAAAGAGAATTATTCTCCTGCTATGGTCAAGAAAGCTAATTTTGCAAGAAATGCAAGTAAATGGAAACATTAATTTTATGAAAAATATATTACATAATAATAATCACGCTGTTATTCCTTATTACGGAACGCATGAAGAAAAAGGTCAAGATATTGATATAAAAAGAAATAAATATGACAGATAGAGAAAAACAATTAATTGTAGGAGTACTAACAACAGTTTATACTGGTACTCTTAATTCTTCTAAATCTCTAGAAAAGCAATGCGAAGACTTTATAGCTCTTGGACAAAGAGTTATGGGGGCAGAAAGTGAAAATACTATAAGTAAAGAAACAAATGACTTATTGTATGAAGCATACGTTAAAAGAATAGAAGATTCAATTCCTAAACAAACTTTTTAGGAAATTAAAACAAATACTTTGGTGCAATCCCAAGTTACTCGGTGTCCTGTTAGTATTAAATGTACTAGTCAGGACACTTAATTATTTTGTAGATTTTAAACTTTGATTTGCGTGAATCACATATAATAGCTTATCAATTAATCATAAACTATTATGACTTGTAATATACACAAAATAAAACACTAAATAGAGAATTTTATATGCAATAAATCGGTTATAATAGACAACGAAAGATGATATTATTAGTGCTTAAACTATAAGTAAATATATTGGACTCATTAATTTCATACTTATCTTTTAAGATATGCTGTTGCTAAAGTGTTAAATAATAGTTAAAATACTAATACAAACTTTGGACTTTACGACAAAAGTATTATATTTGTGATGTTTTAACAAAGTTATCCTATTAATTAACTTAATATTAAAGTTATGGCTGATATAAACATAGATTTTGAGGGAACTGGCGGTAATGACGGTCAAGGTCAAGCTGGTAATGGTAATCAAACTACTGAAGGTGGAGCAACTAAAACTACCGAAGATGTAACGCCTTTAAATGGAGGAGATGTAGATGATTTAAGTAAGAAAACTACTCCTGCTAATGAAGGTACTACAGAACCTGATAATAGCGGAAACGGAGAAGGTGGAAACGATGCTGACAATTCTTCTACGGGGGAGCTAGAAGCAGGCACACAAGTTGAGTACGAAAATGCTACATATACTGTTGCAGAAAACGGTGACTTAGTAGATAAAGACGGTAAAGTATTTAAACAAGCGTCTGAGGTAAAAGATTGGATTAAATCTTTAGAACAAGAACCTGATGATACTTTTTCTATTGCTTCTATTCAACAAGCATTAGGTACTGAAATTGTAGATGAACAAGGAAATCCTGTAGAGTTTACTAATGATGCTGCTGGAGTTCAAGCTTATGTTAATGCTGTTATAGATTTAAAGTCTAATGAACTGCAACAAGGTGCTATCAATAAGCTATATGCAGAAAATCCTCTTCTTAAGCAATTTCAAGATTATGTTACATTGAATGGTTCACCTGCTGGTTTTGGAGAACTTCCTGACCGTTCAGGTATTGAAATAGAAAAAGATAATGTTGCTCAGCAAGAAGCTATTGTAAGAATGGCTGCTAAAGAGTTTGGTAATAAGTCTTTGAATGATAATTACATTAAGTATCTTAAAGATACAGGTGGATTATACGATGAGGCTGTTGCTCAACTTAAATCTCTTCAAGAAAAAGATGAAAACCTTCGTAATGATATTGCTAGTAGAGCAGAAGCTGCTAGACAGCAAGAACTTGAAGAACTTAATACTTATTGGAATAAAGTTAATGATGTTATCAAAAGCCGACTAATCGCTGGATATAAACTTCCTGAAAGTTTTGTAAAAGAAGTAAATGGTCAAAAACAAACTCTTACACCAAATGACTTCTATAATTATCTGTCAAGGCAAACTGAGGTTGATGCTGATGGTAATAGAATTACTGCATATCAGAGAGACTTAAACAATGAAACTGATGACGACTTACTTAGTCGTGAACTTCTTAATGCGTGGTTGATGTATACTGGTGGTACATATAAAGATTTAATTGACATGGCTGTTAAAGAAGAACAAGTTCGTGTCTTGAAACTTAAGGCTAAAGAAAGTACCAAATCTAAAACAGTTAAATTAATAAAACCACAAGGTAAAGTTGATAAAAATGATATTGTTTTTAGTTAACCTCTATTAATTGTTTAACAAATAATTAAAATTATGTACAAACTTAGAGAAGTATCTCGTGGTAATTTTGATGACCGTGGTTACTCAAATGAGGAAACCATTGCTAATCTTGCTATCACTAAAGCTGCGGAAATCAATAACATTCTTACCTATACTTATGGGTATGATGACGATAGGTTCCCGCTTACATTTATGACTGAAGGTCAAGGTTCTATTGGAGTTGTAGATATTGATACAGTTCAGTGGACTTGGAAGACTATGGGACGTACTAAATTCAATGACCGTGTTCTTTACTTTAACACAGCTAATACTACTCCTGGTAAAGGTGGTGCTATGTTTGATGTAGAGTTTGCTACTCATTGGTTTATTGAACAGTATGGTTTGATTGCTCCCGATGGTGTTAGTCAAGTTCGTATTATGAAAGACCTTGGTCCTGGTGCTCATGGTGGTTTCCTATATCGCCTTAAGATTACTAATCCAAATCCTAATGCTTACATTGACTCAGAAAATCTTGCTGTTGGTAAATATTGGACACTTACTGCTCCTACTATTCCTGAGAGTTACTCTAAAGGTAATCGTAGTAATGTTATGGGTCCTGGTAAGATGACATCTCAGCTTGAGTTCCATCGTTATTCTAAGGAAATTGCTGGTAATCTTTCTAACACTGTTGTTACTTATGAATTTAGAACAAAAGGTGGAGGAACTACTAATCTTTGGATTAACGAAGAGATGCGTCAGCATGACCTGCAAATTCGTGTAATGGATGAAGAACGTCTTTGGTTTGCTGAGTATAACCGTCTTGAAGATGGTAGTATTCCATTGATTGACCCCGATAATGGTAATCCTATTCCTCATACAGCAGGTATGCAGCAGATTTGTCGTGAATCTAATTATGATACTTATGGTGAATATCTGACACTTAATAAGATTAATCGTAGTATTGGTGATTTGCTTGACAGAACTTCTGATACAGGTTCTATGGAAATTACTATTTTTGCAGGTACTGGTTTTATCGATGATTTCGATATGGCTATTCGTAACGATGCAAATGGTAACGGTTTTGCTACTCCTCTCGGTGACAAGATGATTGAAGAAAAGGGTGGTTATCTTTCTTATGGTAAGTACTTCCGTAGTTATAAGACATCTGATGGTCATATCATTACTGTCAAGCCATTATCATTCTTGAATCGTGGTAGTATTGCCGACACAGACCGAGCTAATGGTAATATTCATCCTCGTACAGGTCGTCCAATGTGTTCTCACCAAGCCTTTATTATTGATATGTCTACTTATGATGGAATTCGTAATGTACGTAAAGTTCGTCAAAAAGGTCAGATTTATCATCAAGGTGTGCTGAAAGGTCTTACTCCGATTCCTGCATCATGGGGTGCTGTTCCTAACAATAGCATTTCTACAACAGTAGATAAGAGTTCTTATGAAATTAAGAACAGCTATGGTTTGCAAGTAAACAACGCAACTAAGATGATGCACTTGAAGTGTGTATTGTAATTAATAATGATTAAATAAAAGGCATAACAATGGAACCAACTAATCTCAATAAAGAAGGTGTTTCTGCGAAAGTTAGTGGAGGAACAACTGCTGCTCAGGATGCAGCTGCAAAACAAGAAGAATTAAATCAACCTTATGTTGATAAAAGAAGTGTAATTATTGCGCCTGTACAAGTTTTCTCAGCTTATCGTAATGCTAATAAAGCTAGTATTGGTCCGCGTAAGACTGTAATTGGTAGTTCTATTAATTCTAGTCGTGTTCTTTCTTCAAATAAAGGTGAAGTTGAAGCTTATTTCCCTGAGCTTATCGGTCTTTCTCCGTCTAATCCAGACTTTACTACTCGTGTAAAAGCATATCTTAACAATATTTCTTTTAATGTTGTAGAGCAAGGTTCTACTTTAAATATCTCATTCTACTATAACAAAAAGAAAGATTATTTGAACATTAAAGCAGAAGAAGATAAAATTAACGCTAGACGTGAAGCTGTTCCTCGTAATAATGTAGCTGCTATTAAAGAAGCTGTCAGAATTTGGGTTAAAGATATGAACGACCTTGAAGGTAAAAAATATCAATATGGTCGTCCTGAACAAATTGAAGATTATCTTATGTATCGTCATTGTCTTTTGTATCATGACGTTGCTAAAGATACAGCTTTGATTAATTCTGATGCTAGTCTTAGGTTCTATATTAGAGATGAAGGTAAAGAAGCAGAACGTGCTAAGAAACTCCTCGAAGAACGTAAGAAAGCTATGCGTAACTTCTTGGCTTTGGAAGCTAGTGATAAAAAGACTGACGCTGTTTATTTACAAATGATTGTTTCTACTGGAGGTAACGTAGGAGAAGCTATTGTTAAGACTAAAGACCAAAAGACTGCTGCATTGATGGCATATCTTAATGAAAGTCCTGATAAGTTTAATGACTTATATGACGATAAGAATGTTGAAATGAAAGCATTTATTGAGGCACTTATTGCTAGAGGCGAGCTAGTTCGTCCAGAATTTAATCAACAAATTTCTACTGCCGATGGTACATTTATTGGTAGAAATATCAATGAAGCTGTAGCTTATTTTAATAATCCTAATAATGCTGCACTACTTGAGGTTATGAAGAACAAGTTCAAATTACTCTAAAGTATATAAAGTATGAACGCCGCGGAGATGCACATATGGTTTAGACAGTATGCCCAACAAATGGGTATGCAAAATACTCGTGCAATTCTTCCAGAACAAATTGATAATCTCATCAACACATCTACTATTGATGTTGTTGATGAGCTTGTCAATAACAACGTCGGGACTACAAATGATAGAATAATTACAGATAACGCTAAGTTGGCAAGTATCAATGCTCTTCGTACTCTTTATAAAGTAAAAGTTTATAACTTTGAAGGGAGCGATACGATAAATAGTTTTAGAACAAATCCTCTTACATTAAATTCCAATGATATTTTAACTAACGAATCGGCATTATATTTTGTTGATTTTGCTATAAAATATGATAATAACGGAAATGATACTAGATGGTTTCCTATTCGCATTATAGATGATGCTTATCTTGCTGACGTTCTTAATGATTGGGTACTATCTCCTAGAATGAGAACTCCTGTTATGGTTGTATATGCCAACAATAATAATATACAAAACAGTACGTTTGAGATTTATTTAGGAGAAAACGATAGTGCTGAACTTGCACCTCTAGCAAACGTCCTTACTGTAAAAAGCATTAGAATGTCTTACATTAAGAAACCTAATGAAGTTAGATATTTAGCTGATGTTAGTGGTGCAAACGTTGATTCTGATTTGCCAGTACAACTGCAAATTCCTATGCTTAAACACGCTGTTGACCTTTATAGAGTTTCTGTTCAAGGTTCTCTGTTTACTGCTCAACAACAAAATCAGAATCAACAACGTGAAAATGTAAGAAATAATGTTCGTCCCGATAATGATGGTTATCAAAATTAATTAAATTTATAAGAAATGAAACAACTTTTAATTGTAAATAGTCAGAAGGCTCTTAATGCTAAAGCTGTTGCTGGTGGAGCAAATGTAACACCTTATGACTTTAGCAATCTTGCAGCAGGTGCCATTTCATTCTTTGAACTTGGTGCTAGTTCTGTATTGACTAATGCTGCTCCTAAGACAAACTTTGGTATTGCATTAGGTCGTGGTACTAATATTCCTGCTTTTATTATTCCTGAAGTAGATATTTCTACATTGGAAATTGTAAAAGCTCTTCCTGCTGTTGGTGCTAAATTTAGTGCTACTTTCACATTTCCTACTCCTGTAGTTGGAAAAGAATATACTATTATTCTTGTTAAGAAAGGTGTAGTAAGCCATGAACGTAATCTGTTTACATGTAGTATTGTAGCAAAGACTACTACTGCTGCAACAGAAGCTGGTGAGCTTATTAAGTATGTTAACAATAAGGCAAATGATTTATTTGCAGTTTCTGCTAGTAATTCAGGAGCTGCTGTAACAATTGCTGGTCTCGACAATACTGATTATGAGATTAAGTTTGCAGATAGTCTGTCTGGTGTAACTACTTCATCTTTGACTCACGCTAAGCCTGCTATTGGTGATAAAGCTTATATTGCAGACCTTGCTAGACGTTGTGCTGGTGATAAGGGCTATACTCTTACAGATAGTGAAAGTCTTGATATTTATCCTGGCTATCCAGAAACTGTTGAAGATTTAGTTCCTAATACTAGTGGACAAGGTGGTGCATCTACTGCAGGTTATGCAATCTTTAGTTTGCATTTTGCTACTGGTAGAAAGTCTGGTAAGCAAGTAGATGAGAGAGTTTGGCAGTATGTACATATTGCTGTACCTGTTACTAATTCTTCATTTAGTGCTATCGGAACTATTCTTCCAGAAGGAGTATTTAGTGAAACGTCTTTGGCTGCCGCTGCAGCTAGTGGAGGTAGCGGTTCTTAAGTTAAAGAAAGGATAGGTTAATAGCTCCCCCGTAAAAGAGAGTTATTAACCTTCCTCTTTGATAATAAGATAGATATGAATGACTTTCAAACAATAAATGATATTGTTAATGAAAGTGTCCGAAATTCTTCTTATCAAACAGTAGCTATTTCAAGTTGTGTTTTTATATTTTATACTTTAATTGTTCAACTTATTGGATATTTCAAAAGTAAAAGTAAAACAAAGCCTCTTATGGAGATGGCTGCTGCTTTAAAAGAGAATACTGCAAATATAGTTAAACTAAATAGCGTTTTAGATAAAACTTTACAAGATGCTGAAAGAAGAAATGCTCGTCAATGCGAAGATGCTATAAGAATGTCATTTAATGCTTTTGCTTTAAAAATAAGTCAAGAAGTAACTTCTATAATAGCACACAATAACATTGATAAAAACAAAGAGTTAATTACTGGGAATATAGCTAAACTTGTTAGTACTGAATATTATAAACTCTATTCTGTTCTTTCTGCATATGAAATAAACGAAGTAAACGTAGCTAGTAAACTCAAAGATGAATGGATAAAAGACGTTACAGATAGCATAATAGCTATTGTCTATGATGGACAAGATGCTATATCTAGAATAACTCACATTAATAGTAGACTAAATTATTCTGTTGGTGAGTATTCTACTTACATTAACAATAAAACATTCAACACATAACGTTTATGCTGTATGAACCGACCTTAAAACAAGCAATGCTTGATGTCCTAGAAAATAGGATGTCAAGCATTGCTGATTGTATACAAATGTTATATGCTCAAGGATATATTCCAAATAAAAATAAAATCACTATTGTAGATTGGTCTAGTATTCTGTTTGCAGCATATGAAAATATTGATGTTTTTACAAAAGAACAACAAGACAATCTAGATGTAATATACAATAAAGTATTGAAGCTATGAGTGTACAACTTAGAAGAATAGAACCAGAGTATGTATATGTTACAATACCTGCTGAATATATTTGTGTATATCATCGTATTCTAGCAATGCTTGCAGATTATGGAGAAGATATGCTCAAAAATTGTAAAGCTAGTTGTACTGAAAGAAACTCTGGAGTTATCGAATGCTTTAATATGTTTAATGCTGCTGTCGCTTCAAGAAAGTTAGGTAAAACAAAACTTGCTGAAACTCTTATTAAATATATTAAAGCTAAAATAAATCAAATATACAAAAATGCTGATAACTCAACATCTTTTGTATTTCCTGTTGATGAAAATGGAGAAATTAAAGCTATTGTATCTTGTGGAGAAAGACCTGTATTTGAAATTAAAGATGATGATATGGCTCTTTATGAACATAAGTTTAACAATGGCTTTGACGAACATTTCAGATTAGAAATAGAAGATAGTTCTGATGAAATAGAACAAGAACCTCAAGTTATAAACGAAGATAGTTTAGAAGTTACTTTAATTCCAAGTTATGAAGTAGAAAACGGAATTGTTCATCCTTGTGCAGATTTATTTGTTACATTTGATAATAAACTAATAGATTTATCCGAAGTATCTTATGATTACTATTTTGATGATGTTCATGTTACTAGATTTGATGATGTAACTGATGTATATCATGGAACTCATAATTTTAAAGTGGTTGTAAAATATAACGGAATTACTAAAATAGATAGTAAAGATTTAATATATGAAACAACAAATAGTTAAGTTAGGCAAAGTCGCTATAACTGTAGATAAAAATTACTGGGCTATAACTAAAGATTATGATAGACTAGTTATGGTTAAGCGACAAAGTACAGGAGTTATCTACATAAGTAGAAAACCAGTTCCTGCTGGAATAGAAATAACAAATAGAGATTATTGGCTTTCTTTCAATATTGGTGGAGCTGATTCAACTACTGTTGTAAATTTAGTTCAAGAATTTGGTGGTGACCCTGAAGTAGCTATTTCTCAAAAAGTTATTACAGAAAAAATTGAAGAAATAGAAGCAGCGATAGCTTCTATTGATAGTAATAGTGGAGGTCATAACATTCTTCCTTTTGATGGGTTTGATTCTTATCCTATTTTTGAGGATGCTATAAGTGAGCAGCCGTATAGTTTATATATAGGAGATTCTCCTCAGCCAGTACAATATGCTATTGTATCATTCCTTTCCCTTAATGGCAATCAAAGATTTTACTTAAAAGTAGGAGATACATACTATACTACTTGGGTTATATCTACAGGAACTTCTTCTGACTCTTCTACTGACCTTAGAGTTATAAGCAGTAGTGTGTGGTATAATGAATCAAGGGAGAATAAGCTGTTTTATAATAGAAGTAATAAGGCTATATATGCCTACGACTATGCCACAATGATGTTAATTCCCATTACCAACATTCAGGTAGTGGAAGAAAATGCTCCAGAAGCTGACTCAACTTCAAATCCCAACAATTCAACCAAAGGGTTGATTGTTGTTGACCTTGAACATGATAAGATACTAACATGGAATGGTCAGAAATGGAAGGCACTTGGCGGTGGCGGTTCTGTTGATATTGCAGACCTTCCTAATACTCTTGCCATTGAAAACGGTGTACTGTATCTTAAAAATGTAAAAGATGGAATATCTACTGTAATAAGTCAAGCTAATCTTCCTGTTCCTGAAGATGGTGAAAATGGGCAAGACGGAAAGAGTGCCTATGAACTTGCAAAACAGGAAAATCCAAACGTAGGCACTTTGCAAGATTGGTTGGCAAGTCTTAAAGGTGCTGACGGAATTAATGGAATTAATGGCACAAACGGAACTAATGGAACTAATGGAGCGTCAGCTTTTGATATATGGAAAGACGTAAATAACAAACCTAATGCTACAGTTAATGAATTTCTCGCATCTTTAAAAGAAAGTAGTTTTACATCTGTAGCCGTACAGTCATTGCCTACTGAGGATATAGATACTAATAAGGTATATTGTGTTCCTGACAGTAGCAATAACACTTGGACTGAATATATCTACGACAGTATAAATACACAATGGATTTCATTAGTTACTCACACTGGAGATTTAACAAGTGTGGTTGATGGAATCGAAGATCTCGGTCTTCATGTTGACGGGGGCAACAAGGTTTATTGGGACGGTCCAGCAGCAAAGAACACTATAGTACTTACTGCCGACAGGGTGAATGTCGGTGATGTGCTTACTATTGATATTAACAACACCAGCGCATATAGTACGCAGCTTGATATTTACGAAGACAATGATATTGCAGATAGTTGGAGAGTAACTACAGGAACCACAAAGCATGAAACATATATCGTTGCTGCTGACTTTACCAAAATGGTAATCAGTAATTCTTATAGAGATATGCCTTCCCTGTCTATTGTTAAACATGTTGATGGCATAGCTGATAATATTGCCGGGAATACAGCCGATATAACTTCTCTGTCTCAGAGAACGGCAACAAATGAGAATGAGATTGAAGATGTTAAGTTACAGTTAAATAGCGGCAATAAGGTATATTGGAATGGAGAAGCAATAAAGAATACTACTGTCCTTACAGCTTCACAAGTACATGTCGGTGATACAATCAATATAGATATTAACAACACTTCTGCATACACCGTCAATGTATCATTCTATGAGGGAGAAACATCGGTTAAGACTGTGTCTGCTACTACTAATACTCAAAAGTCAGACACATTTACGATAACGGAAGATTTCACAGAGGCAAAACTTACGGGCAATTATGGTATTCCTAATCTATATATTTACAAGTCATATACAGGCATTGGTGGCAGAAATGCTGCTAACGGCTATGCAGGGCTAGATAATAACGGTAAAGTTAACCCAAATGTCCTGCCATCTGCCGAACTTGGCTGGAAGACTATTGACTTGGAGAATTATAAACCTTATGTCAATCTTGCTTATAACGGCACGTCTTTCGCAAGTAAGGATATGTGGAGGGAATATGTCATTCCTATTGGTAACGCAAAGAAGATTAGGATTCAGAATATTGCCGCTCAAAGTACATCTTCTTACAAAGGCACCGTTAGATTAACAAGTGATTTTCCTTCTCAGCTTGAGGACGGGGCTACAGCAACTGCTGTTCCTGTAATTATAAATGGAATCTCCAAAAATTCCATAGCTGTTGATGCCAATACTACAAGTGACGATATAGATATTCCATTAGGAGCTAAGTATGCCATATTTAATCTCTATGGTAATAATAGTACTACAAATACCATAGACTTGGTGGTATCCATATATACATCTGATACTCTTGTGCCTGCCGACATTAGATATACAGATATTTTAAAATATAAAAACGCAAAAGGCTTTAATCCTACACTCAAGCCACAGTGGGATTCCACCAGTTCATTCGTAATTCCTGTAACTCATAGAATATACAGAATACAACCTAATACTAATATATTCTACGCATGGTTTGCCGATGAAGCTCCTGCTGTCAATACGTCTACTCTTAGTGATATACCTTTCTGTTCAAGCTGTAAGAAGAAGAACTATGTAATGGCTGGAGACTCTGCATATCTTATTCCGCCTGATGATGCAAAATATCTTGTACTGCCACGACGTGACGATATAGTTATCTCATACGGAGAGCCTATTGATAATGAGTATATAGTATCTTTACAGCAA